GCCGCAGACGTGCTTTGAATTTGCCCGCCAGCATCATCAGCGCGTGTGAAAAATGAAAGCGCGCCGTTTGCAAATGTCGTCACGCCAAATCGCGGGTTTGCTGTGTTGTTCGTCACGACCATTATGAAATTTGTCGCGGCGGCAGACAGCCGGAACGTCGTCGCAAAGAAATATTTATTGGCGTTGCGATAGACGTTGATCAGGTCGCTAGTTTCATCGGTCAGCCACTGCGTCCCGTTGAAACTCAGGCAGTTTGTCCCGACGGTCGGGCGCGTAGACGTACCCGTCTGGATCAAACGACCATAGACGCCGTGGCTTCGCTTGATATTGCCAACGGGGTCATCCGCCGCCGTGACGTTGGTTGCGCCCGCGCTTGTCAGATACATTTTGCCGTATTTGCTGGCGTCGATCGCAAACCCGGCATTGCCGGACAGAAACCGCGACGGGTTCAAAACATCAATGCTGAACGGCGTCAGCGGCAGTCCGACAACATCAACATGATGGGTTTTGTCCCGGACGATATTCCCGCCCCGCGCCTCTGGCATGATTGATCCGTAGGGATACCAAATCCGCGCGGTTGTCAGCGGGGTGTCGGCGCTCAACACGATGGAATTGCCTGATACCGTACCACGAACGGGAATTGCTGTTGACGACCCGGCAGGCACCACGCCGAAAAGCCAGGGCGTCGGCCCCTTGGCGGTAGTGGCCGTCAGGTCACCCACCGGCATACGCAGCCCGTTGCCGGAACTGAACGTCAGTGTCGCGGTGTAATCATCGGTCAGCGTTGCCGTTGCGAGCGTTGGCGGCTGGATGTTTGACCGCCCGCCGAATGCGTTGCCGTAAATCAGCGCGTCACGGTAGCCCAGGGCGTAGTTGGACTTGAACGTCGCATGTGGTTCCTCGATCCCGTGCATCAGGTCATAGACCTGCCCGCCAAGCCGCGCGTTCGGGCGATCCTCGATCACTGCCAGATAGGCGCGGCGCACCGCACTGGCCCCCACGCTGTAATCCCACCGATCTTCTGGCCCTTGCAGTCCGAAAATCCACTGGACAGCAGGATCACAGACCGTTTCCATGCTGTTCATCATTTTGCGGATACTGTCGATCAGGGATTCGACTGTGAAAGTCCCGGCCTCAATCGCGGCATTGTCGCCCCGGCCCTGTTCCCATCGGATATATTTTGGCGCGGGCTGGCCCTTGGATACCGCATCAGCAACCGCCGCCTTGAATGTCGTCAGGCATGGCCCGTCAGCCCCCGCGCCGGAACCGGCCAGCGCGTCCCACCAGTAGATCGTCGCGCTGCTGCGCTGGTCTACTGCCGATGAACCGGTCGCCCCTTGGATAAAGTAGAAATCAGGGTCTATCTGGTTGTTTGTGCCCATCCATGACGCATCGGTCAGACCCGCGACAAACCCGCCGATCCCGCCGTTGGTGTGGTATTGCACCGAATACGATTGCCCGGCCAGCGCGAAACTTTCGCCGTAGACGTGCCGCGCGACTGTCGCTGTTGAAAGCGTGGTGCCGTAGGCTGGCCAAACCGCAAACCCCTTGACCTGACTTCCGCCGATCCTTTTGACCGTTGCCGCACCGCCCGCCGGGATTGTGATCTCGTTAAAGCCGCCCAGAAACGGCGTGGCAGGGTCAATGTAAAGCTTTGCCGCGCTTTCGGTTGTCGGGACCGCAAACGAAATGGTTTCGCCGTTTCGGACATAGGACAGATCAACCGTTTTGCCGTCGTCAACCCGCACAAGCATTTCCGTAACGTATGGGTTTTGCAGCGAGTATGGTGTGGTGTAGCTAAACGTGCCCACATCCTCCAGCGTCAGCGCCGCGCTGCCGAAATACGCGCTTGGAACGTCAGAGGCAGTCAGAGCAACCCGCGCCGCCGCCTCATAGCCCACCTGCCCGATCTCTGTTAGGTTGCCGCTGGCGTTTTCATCCACGAGCGAAAACCCGTGCGGGTTTGCAAAAACGCCGGACGATGACCACCCCAGCCGCACAATATCCGCAGTCGGATAGGCCGTGGCTTTGGTCGCTGTTTCGGAAATCGCCCCCGTCGAGATTGTGCCGTAGTAATATTTCCGCAGCGTCGGGGAGGTTTCCAGATTGAACCACGTCAGATCGGACGCGTTGCCGAATACCGCCCCGGCGTGCCCCTCCCGCTCAACGCGCATTTGCGGGAACCCGACCTGCCGAACGCCGTTCAGGGTACGCAACCGCACCGCAGCCCCGTTCGAGGTTTGCGGCGTGATAACACCCAGACTATAGACTGTCTCAGCGTCAACCGCCGTGATATTGCCCTCAGCCGTTGTCATGCGCGTGTCAAGCGACGCCGTGGTAATATCCGCCGAATAGGTCACCGGCAGCGGATAATTTGGCGTGACCGTTGACAGCGCCATGACCAAAATCGGCACGATGGTTGCCGACAATTCCGCAAGCCCCGCCGTTGTCGTCAGGTTGTAAATCGGGGTGCCTGCTGCCAGATCAACATAGACATAGCCGCGCGGGGTGTTGAGTGTCGTCAGCGCGACCGTCGCAGCCTCCACAGTTACCCCGCCGATCCCTGCGGTTTTCACGATGATTTTAGGCAGCGTGACGGTATTTGACGACGTGTTGACATATATCACGCCGCGCGTATCGAAGACGGTGACCTTATGGCTGATTGCCACGGCGATCCCGGATGTTGCGGCAACATCCAGCCCGGTCTGCACCCGGTCAGCCGCAGTTGCCACGGCGTCAGCCGCAGTTGCCGCGGCGTCCTCTCCGGTCTGCACACGGTCCTCCGCCGTTGCCACGGCGTCCAGCCCGGTCTGCACCCGGTCTTCGCCGGTCTGCACCCGGTCAGCCGCAGTTGCAGCGGCGTCCGATGCAGTTGCCACGGCGTCAGCCGCAGTTGCCACGGCGTCCAACCCCGTCTGAACCCGGTCAGCGGCAGTTGCAGCGGCATCCGATGCAGTTGCCGCAGCGTCCCGGCCTGCGGAGACCACAACATCAGCCGACAGGGGAAACGGCGTCGGGGACGAACCGGAATGGCCCAGCCATGTGATCGTCGTTTTCGACTTGTCCGCCGCAACCGCTGCTGTGTATCTGTCGATGGACTGAATAGCCCCGCCAATTTCCAGCGATATAAGGGATGAACTCGCAAACTCGCCAACCATGTCGAAAGAGCTTGTCACCCCGTCGCCGGTGAAACTCTTTGTCACAGGGTATCCACCCGTTGCAATATCATCCCGCCCGCAATACAGGCTTGACCATACCAACGCCCCATTCCGATTTGTCACTGTGATGGAATACGTTGACGGGGTGTAAATCCGCGCCGCCGATCCGTCCCGGACGGGATACCCCGCCTGCGTCCTGACAGGCTGCGCCGCCGTGATGGTGTTGTCAGCATCCCAGTAAATGCTGGCCGGGGCCGATAGCGGGTTTTGCCCGTACCCCCCGATATACACATATCCGCTTTCAAGCGGTGCGCCGTTTCTGTCGGTAAAGAATTGGTATGGTGTTCTGACTTCAATCGCCATTTATTTGCCCTCTGCCCGTGCGGCCTGCGTTCCCGATAGCGCCCCGAACAGCCACTTTGACGGGTCCGCAATGTTGTTTACTTTTGCCCACTTGTTAAATTCCGGGCTTGCCCTGACAGCCTTGACCGCCGCCGCGCTTGGTTGCGGTTTTGTAGCGGCTTCTGCCAGCATAGCCTGAAACTTGGGGCTTCTGAATAGCGCAGAAACAGCCTCAGTTCGGTCACCGCCGATCTTTCCCGCCGCCGCCGCCATGCCCATCATTCCGCCGATCGGGCCAAGCGCCGCTGCGCCAGCAGCAGCCCCAACGCCGCCACGGCCAGTCCGGCCTACCGACGAATTGAGAACCCGCGCAACGATGCCCTCTGCCAGCATTGATTGCACTAACCCCTGATTTGCCTTGCCGGTTGTCAGTACGTTAGCCCGCGCGTCCGTGATCCGCTTGGAAACCTCGTAAAGGTCGCGCATTGTCGCAGCGGTTTCCGGCCCGACGACTTTGTCAATCCTGGCATAGATCGGGGCGTTTTGGCGCAGCCCGCGATACAGCTTGGCGTATTCAGCGAAGCCGAACCCTTGGCGCACAGCCCCGTCAATGCCATCTGCCGCAGCCGTTATTGACCTTTCTCCAGACCTAGACATAGCCGAAAGCGCAGTCATGACTGCTTCGCGCTGCAAGTCTTCCGGCACAACCGAAAGCACCCGGTTCAGGTTCGCAGCGTCGCCCTTTGACGCCTGAGTGATGGCAACGCGCAGTTTCCCGGCAACGCTGCCTTCAAGGTCTTTGCCGAAGGCCGATACGATACGATCCTCTAGCGCCTTTTGCTTGGCGTATATGCCGTTGGCAAGTTCAAGCGCTGCCTTTGCGTCATCCCCCGCGATTGCGGCAACGTTATCCATCTGGTCTTGCGCCAATGCCCCGTACAGTCGTTTTAGGGATGCGCTGTCGGCGTCGTCATATGGCCCGCCCTGCTTTGCGATTGCCCGCCCTATCTGGCGCTTTTCGCGCATAAGCGCTTCATACGTCACCGGCTGATCTGAATTTGTCACCATGCCAAAGAGCCGCTTTTCAGCACCCGACATTCCGTTGATCCCGCCCAAGTCTTCGATGATGCCATTCAACTCTCTGACAACATTGCTCGGGTCCATTTGGGTACGGCGAGGAACAGCTTTATCAACATCGTCGTAAAGCTTTGCTGCCTCAGATTTCAGCCCGTCGCGCGTTGCCGTCAGGCTTCGCTGCACCTTATCCGATATGCTGGCGAGGTCCGGCGCACCATCCAAGGCGTCGATCACGTCATCTGCCCGCTGAGCCGCTTTCGCAACCGCTTCCCGCCACTGCGCAGAGGCTTCCCCTGCTACGGATCGCGTCATTCCGACAGCCTCTTTGACCATATGATGATCAGAGAAAACATCTGCCGGAACATCAATGCCAAGACGTTGCGCCGCCGCCATTGCGTCGGGGTTTATCTTCGCCGCCTTGGCTAACTCAGCCGCCGCCTTTGCGCTCCCCATTCCGGAAGTTGACGCCTTGCGCACCAACGCACCCAACGCTTCCGGCGTCATATCGACAGCCTGTGCCGGTAGCGCCTTCGCCGTCGCCGTTACGGGCGGCTCAACCCGCGCCGGAACGCCCGCAGCCGGGGCTTGAGCCGGAAGGTCGAAGCGATTGGCCGCAACCCCGCCAGCCATGCCACCGGCCAGCGCCGCCGCAGTCGATGCTATCGGACCGGCCCCAGCCTCTTGCGCCGCCTGCCCCGCTGCGCCCGCGCCAAGACCGCCAGCCACCTGAGAAACAGGCCCGGCCCCAAGCATCTGCCCCGCCGCCGTGGCAACTGTGCCGCCCAGCTTGGCAATGGCTGGCGCAACCCCAACGCCGCCGATAGCCCCCGCCGCGCCCTCTTGCGCCGCCGATAGGACACGCTCCACACCCGTCTGCGGTGTTGGCATACCAAGCGCGGTCATGCCCTGCGACGCCTGATCCCGAAGCTGCTGAATATCGGTGCCAGCGACCGTGTTAATAAGCGCCGCCGCCGGATCGTAGACAATACCGCCCAACGATGCCAAGCCCTGCCCAACAGCCCTTGCGCCAAGCCCAAGACCCCGCAACGCCTGCCCGCCAATCGTGGTTGGCTTCTCAGGTTCCGGCGGCGCATCATCCTTGGGCTGCGCATCAGCCGGAAAGCTGATTTTCCCCATCTGCATGTCGCGCTCGTAATCCCGCGCCTCGTCTTCGGTCATTTCGCCGCTGACATACGCCCGGTAAATATTAGCCTCCTGATCCGGCGAGAACGGCTTTTCATAGATCGAAACGTCGGGGATACTGATCCGGCCAGACATTACGTCCGCCTCATAAGCCCTGATTTCATCGGCAGACATTTCGCCATTGATATAGGCGCGATAGATGTTTTCCGCCTGCGTCGGGGTAACATCAACCCTATCGGCCAGCGCCCCGCGCTCCGGGTATGCGTCCTCATTCTGCCCGCGAGGCCCGCCTCCTGACACGTTCAAATCCGCAAGATCAATCTTGCCGCCCATCAGCCTTTCCGCGCGAGAAATATGCGGCCCGAACTGGTCCCGAACCTTGTCTTGAACAGTGCCGGGCGCACCACCGGCAGCGGTGTCAGAGGCGTTGTAGCGCCCCGGACCGCCAGCGTTTACAATGCTGTAAGCGTCAAGCAACCCCATGCCGGGCTTCCACCCGCTAGCGCGAAAATACTTGACGACCGCGCCATCTTTTCCAAGCTGGCTTTTGAGCGGGTCGTTCCAATCGACGCCATAACGCTTGGCCTGCGGTTCCCCAAACTGAATAAGCCCGCGATGTTGGCCCCATTTAGTTGTCGGGCCGCGCTTTGTCGGGCTGAACGTGCCTGCGGTTTCATAACTGATAATCGCGGCAAGCGTGGCAGGCTCCATTCCAAGCTCTGACGCCGTTTCGTTCAGAAGGTCGCGAAATTCTGCGGTATTGCTCAATTCCCCGCGCCCCCATATTTGGAATAAGTCGTTTTCCCTGTCGGTTGCGTGTTTATTGCCGATCCGCTGGCCCGCGTTGCCCGTTCAAGCGCCGTTGTCAGGATGCCTCTAAGTTCCCGCAATGCCCCCGAATATGCCTCTGTCGATTGCGCCCGATCAAGCCGCGCCATTGCGGCCGTAGCCGCCTGCCCTTCGCGCTCAGTGATCGAACCGCCGCCCTTGAGGCTTTCAAACGCTGCCAGAAACGCCTGCCCAGCGACCTGTTCGGTCTTTGCCAGAAGGTCTATGCCTTCCTGAGATTGCGCCCACTTTGGCCGCATGGCGTCGAACCGCCCAGTGATGCCCTCAAGGTTCGGGTCGCTCAGGATCGAATCCAGAAGGTCGATACTTGATTGCGCCCGTTGCGCGTCGGTATTCGCTCCGGCGATTGCTTCACCAAGGGCCGCGCCTGTCTTCGCGCCGATTGCTGTTTCCTGCGCCGCCGCCCGTCCAAGTGCAATGTCAGCGCCAAGCGTCCCCCCGCGCTCCTCGGCCTTGATGCCCCCGCGCTGCTCGCGCTCGGCCTTGAGGCTTTCATCAATTGCTGTCTGAGCCTGCCCCGGATCAATAGCCCGCCCCGTCCGCGTATCCTGCAATACCGTTGTTCCATCGCGCATTGTCAGTCGCAGAACGTACGGGCCAACGGCCTCTTGAGATTGAACGGTTGTTCCGGTTCCCTGCCCCAACGCTGCCCGCGCCGCGTCCGGGTCAATAGAAGTCAGCGCAACGCCCATCATTGTGATCGCCGCGTCAGGGTTGCTCTTGACCATATCAATACTAGCCCGCGCCGAAGCCGCGCCAGCCGCATCGCCGGACGCTTCCGCCGCATCGGCGTAATCTTCCATCAGTGAAACGGCAAGATCGGTTTGCCCGGCGCGAAGCGCGGCAATACCTTGCGCAAGAACAGGTGCCGCCGCCTTGCGCTGACCTTCTGACAGGTTTGCAATCCCCTGCTGCGTTGCGGCGAAGTATTCAGGAAATTCCGCATTGAGCGCGGCAATATCGTCAGCAGTTGCGCCGCCCGGCTTTGACGCCACTTCCCCAAGCGCGGCTTGATACGCCTGCGCCCGCCGCGCCTGAGTTTGCCGCTGCTGCGCCTCAATGGTTTCCGTTCCCGCCTGGGCAGTCCTCTGTTGCGCTTGCACGACCTCATAGGGCTGCAATTGAGCGTTGTACTCTTGGGCCTGTCGCTGTCCTGCGATGCCAACCTCCCCCGCCTCAAGGCCTTGCGCCCCCTGCTTCATGGCTAGCCCGTGAAGCTGCTGCGCCCGGTCTTCGCGGCTCTTATTCATGCCGATTTCCTGCATTCCCTGATAGCCCTTCAGGAACGATGCAAGCGGGTCCGCGATTGTAATGTCATATCCGGCCATTAGAACAAGCTCCCGCCCATAAGACTTGGGTTTTGCAAATAAGCGCCATACAGGCCCGAAATATTGCCGATCCCGCTATTGATAGCGTTGCCCGTCGATACCGCCCTGTCAGCCTGCGCCTGTCCGATGTTGCTGTATGCGCCGGAAATGTTATTCGCCATGCTTTGCGCGGCAACACCAGTGCCTGCGGCGGCGTTTTGGCCCATAGCCGCCAGCCCGGACAGGTTGCCATATTGCTGCTGTACCATGCTGTTTAGCAGTTGCGGGGCATATTGCCCCAACGCCGCCTGAGTATTCCCGCCCCGAAGCCCGCCGGTCGCGCTGGCGTTTTGCAAAATGGCATTCTCGCCCTGAGCCAGAGCCGTTTGATATGCCGCGCCTTCCTGAATGCCTGTGATTGATTGCTGCTGTGCCTCATTGCCCCGAAGCCCAAGCATATTGATCATCTCAGACATGCCCGCCCGCCCGTTGGCAACGTAAGGCTCAAGCAACCCCTGCACCTTGTCAAACTGTCGCCTCTGCTCTGCAATAGACGCATACTGCGCCTCGGTTTCGGCAGACGCAGCGCTTGATGCCGCCTTAGCCCCGACAAGGGATGATCCGACAGAAGCGCCTGCAAGCGCAATAATGGGGCTAGGCATTTGGGAATTCCTTTTGGTAGTCTTCGAACGTCTCGCCGTACATAGACAGCGCCCGAAGGGCTAAATCACTCGACGGCCCATGCACCAAAGCAGCGACAAGGCATACAACGTCATAATACCCGGCCCGCCAGACGAAAGACCGCTCGTCAGCCCTGTTGCTGCGCTCCGCCAAGTCAGAAGCCTGCCACTTCAGAACGGCCTGCATAATCGCCGGAAGCAACCATGACGAATGCGCCTGATAAAATGGGTTTGCGGGCATACGAACAAGGGCGTTCAGAATTGCGTTGTCCAGATCGGCGCGGGAAACCGCGTCCCCGTCTGCAAAATCGTCAAAAACCTGAATTACCTGCCAAACCGACACAAGCCAATCCGACGCCGGTTGCGGCAGATTAAGGATTGCGAAGGACTGCTTTAGGATTTCTTCGGGGGTCTCAGCCATTAAACACCTTGCTAAACTGCTGGGCGCTGTCGGCTGCTGGTATCCTCGACAAGCGCAACAATACAGCAATCCCTATGTTATTACAACACCAGTTGCACGGAACACCACCGCGTCAGCATGGGTGCTTTTTGCAAAGAGGCTGTACCCATCTTCGATTGCCTGTCCCGTGATTTCAGAGCAAAGATAGCTTTCACCCGGCCTGATCCGCACCTCGTGCATCACCGTTGCGGCTGCGTCAACTGACTGCGCGATATACATCGTTACCCTCGCATCAGCGGCACCCGTGTTAACCAATACCGCCGCATCAATGCGCGTTGTCGCTGTTGCGGTGTATTCCGCAACAGTCGCCACAGATAGATAATGCGCCTCGCAAAGCGCCCGCGTCGTTACCGTCACGCCAATTCCTCCGCGATGAAGTTCAAGTTTTCAACGACGATGCTGCTATCGTCGCTCTGGTTTTCCGCCCATATCTCCACATAGTCGCCCTGATCCATCTGGAATACGCCCTGCAATGCAAGGTTATCGGCACGACCGCCGGGGCCAGAGTTCATCATGACCTCAGTCTCCGTGACCACCGCACCGTTTACCGCCAGATAAAACGCTATATCTTTGTTGGCGCTTGCCGTGAAGGACGCCGTTGCAAACCCCTTAAAGTACCGGCTGACGCCTCGGTCATAGGTTGCCCGGTTGTCTGTCGCTGTGAACCCCTGAGTGATAGAGACCGCAGTCGTCGCGCCAAGAACCTTTGCTGGGGTATCAACCGCCGTGAATTCGGTATCAGTCGCGCCACCGGTAATGTAATAGCTGGCAAGATTGATCGTATTCAGGATGCCCTTACACCCCTTCACAAAGGCGTAAACGCTCGTCGCGTCGATACCGTCCAGATATGCCCCTGCGCCGGAAAAGTTGCAGTTCGTCAGAATGAAACTTTCATCAGGGATGACCGCCGCCGGGTCAACTTGAATACCCGTCCCGCCAGCGAGGACGACATGGGCGCAATCAACATTGCGAAAGCGCCGCGTAATCACGCAGTCAGCATCAAGCAAGACAGACGGCCCGGCCCCGTCATTTGAAAAGAGCGTATCGCGGAAAGACACTGTGCCGATCTCGCCTGAGAAAACCAACCCGCTGCAATTCAAAAACGCCATGCTTGATGAAACGAAGTTGCTGTACCCGTTGATCGTTCCAACGTCGCTTGAATTTGCAAAGTTCACCCCGAACCAATCAATAGCCGTTGCGCCAGACCCGGACCCGTCAAGGTCAAGGATCGTTTCAGCTTCTAGCGTGATGTTCCGCATGATCAGCGTGTATTGCGACGAAATAAGCGCCGCCCCGGAAAGCCCCGATGACAGAAGCCGTGAGTTCTCAGACGACCCGCCAATGATTACTGAATTAACCCCGCCGACAATCCTGCCCCCGGCCAAATCAACATCCCCGATGACCCAATAAGTAACGCCATCCGCCAGCGCAATGACGCCGCCGATAGCCTCTGGAAAGTCGTATTTGTCACAAACAAATATCAACCCGTCACATGAAAGCCCCCGAAGCGCGGCGTTCACACGGTCAACAATCCCGGCAACGCCACGAACCGGTGCATCCAGCGCGGCGGCAACGTCACCCTGCATCGACGCAATCTCTGTTGGCGTCGTGACCCCGACCACGCGAAACAACTGCTCAAAAGCCCTGATCATTTCAGGGTCATTGCCAACGGCTCTGGCAATCTGCTGCCGGTTTGGCGTTAGGGGTGTCACCATGCCAGCGGCTCCATTCTCGCCTCAAGCCGCGATACAGCAATGGGTGACGCGCTGTCACCCTGAAAGCGCTGAATACGGAAATTTCCCATATGGCCTTGGGCAAGCCATCGCGCCCTCTGGCCACGCGCACCCGCCCCGCCAATGCTGATGGTCTTGGGCTGCGACCACGCCACCCCATCGACGCTATAACTCGTTGACACTTTCGGCACCACGCCAGCAGAAGCCACTCCGAACAGCCCGACTAGTTCCAATTCGTGAAACAGCGCCCCCCGGTTTTCATTGTAAATGACCGGCGTTGCAAATTCCCAACGAACCGCCGCGCCGTAATGCGTCCCGACAGACCGATCAAGCCTGCCCAACTGCATTGCAACAGGGTCGCCAACCGTCCATGCACCATTTGCCCAGACGTGATGCTTGCCCCGGTATCGCTCGAAGCTTATCGCTGAAGAAGTCAGGGTGTACCATACAGGGGCGGACATTGCCACGGATGCCGCCGCATCATAACAAAGGCACCGATCGGGCAGGTGGATCATCAGCGTTTCATGTCCGCGATGCGTCTTTACCTCAGTAAATACGCCCTCGAGCTGCTGATCCGTGTAGGTTGCTAAAACCTCGTCAATCTCAGCCGTTGCCAGTTTTTGCGATGTGCCATTGGTGCAAAGCCAAACGCTAGGCACCTCATTACGACCGCCCCCGACAACCGCTATTGCGTCCGAAATAACGCAAGCCCCATGCGTCCCGACCGCGCCCTTGTGAACCTGAGCGCCCTCCACACGCTGAAACGGGAACCCCTCGCCACCAACGTTGTTAAAGGTCTCGATGGTGTACCGGTTAACGGCAGCAATCTCATTGCGAACCTTCAAAACAGCGACTACAGGATCAGGGTCAACCTCCGAAGACCCGTATTTCAGAGGGTTTACCGAAAACGGGTCATTCAACTCGGTGACGACCAGAAACTCACCGTCTGTCGTCAGGAAATACCCGTCTATCCAAACCACATCCAAGACCGTTCCAATGTCGCTATCTGTCACCTGCGCCAGCGTTGATCCATCGTACAAAAACAGATTGCCCCCTGACGCTACCGCCAGATAGTCGAACCCGTAAACGAGCGTCACGTCTCCGCCGTTGCCCACGTCTCCGATCTCGGTATAAAGTCCGCTTTCGTCTACAGAAATCAGCTTTGACCCGCACACCCGGTACAGTGCGCCATTCCACAACACCCCGCCACGCGACAGGCCTGGGGCGCTACCGGTTCGGGCTATGCCGTCCGCAAGCCGCAAGTTGCCTTCGCTGATGCCGGTACTCTTTGGCGTCGGCTCCATATTGACGGGGTACGATGTGCGCCATGCGCCATCTGGGCCTGCATAGATGCCGCTGACGATAGGTATCTGCATTCACGCCACCCGATACCACACCTGCCCCGAACCGTCGTAGCGCAGCGTAAAATGCCCGCCCGCCGTCAAAGCTGTTGGAGCGCCGACAGTGCTGCCCGTGATGGTCAGCGCCGTTACAATCTGCGTGCATGAAACGCTTACCTCGTCCCCGTGGCTGGCGCTTGGCAGCACAATCGTTCCCGACGCATAAGTTGCAAGCGGACTAATGATAAGCCACCCGACAGCCGCCGTGATGCTGAAACCCGTGGCCGTTGGGGTTGAGTATTGCGTTGTCAATGCAGGTGCTGCAATCGCCGCCGCAAGGTCGCCAACAGAACAACTGCGCTCCGATCCGTTCGATGTATCCCAAACGCGCAACCGGTCAGCCGAAGCAACCGCGTCGATCTCGTTCAGGTCAATAATCTGTGCCAACGTCATAGCCCCCAATGTTGATAATCCTGTCCGTCGGGTAATTGCCGGCCCCGGCAGTGGTGTAGAAGTCATCCATCATCCGCCCTACAACCCTCACCTGACCCCTGAGAATGGCGTTAAGCCCGCTCTTGGCCGCAGTCATGGTAGCAGGCATGACCTGTCGCCCAAGTCCCGGCGCAATGCGCAAGGCAAGGTTGGCATATACCGCCCCGATGTATTTGTCAGGAATATTGCTGTCCTGATCCAGCGAAGAAAGGTCCGGCCTCGACGCCATCGGATAGCGCAGAAATATATCGTTCCCGTCCCATTCCGCGACCATTGCATCCAGAACGCGCAACGCGCCCTGCAACTGCTCCGGCTGCATGTCAAAAGTGTAATCCGCAAAGCCGATCTCTGAATAGGCCTGCTGAATTATTTGCCGCTTCGTCCAACTCATTCCGCCAACCCCTCTGCAAAGTAATGGGGGCGAGTTTCCCCGCCCCGATTTTGGTTACTGGTTCGCAACGACAATGCCGATCTTTTCGGGATCGACAGCTTCCGCCGCAAAGTAGGTATGGAATCGGAATTGCGTTTTTCCGGTCAGGTGGTTGAAGAAATACGACATAGTGAGCGGCGCACCGTTCGCCGTGGTCGCAGTCATCACCTTTGCACCCTGATCGGTCGGGAAGTGCAGGCGCGAGTATTTCAACTGGATAGCGTCACCAGTGAAAAACAGGTTTGCCGGTTTCGTCGCGTTGTTGACGAACGTAACCGCCGCAGAGTTCGCAGCCGCAATCGTGACGTTTTGGTACGGGCCAGAGGCAACGATTGCCGGTGACACGGTAAGCGAGGTGCCGCCACTTGCAGAAGCCAGGACACGGAAGGTCTGAAGCTCGCCGGTGTCTTCCTTCGTAATCATGTGAACCGAATTCACGTTGGCGATCGTGAACACGTCACCGGCCTTGATGTTGGCGACGTTGGCACCCTGAACCGTCAGCGTCATCTGGCGGTTGTCAACGGGGACGCCGTTTGCATCCTTGGCAACAACCGTATGCGACTGCGCCCCGTTGATCGTGGTGCCGGTCACGGTCCCCTTGATCGTCAGGTTCTTCAGGTTGTCGGTGCGGTGCGTTTGGAAGTTCGCAATGCCCGGAACAATCGAACGCTCGTAAGCGCCCTTCGACCAATCCCCGATATAGGCCTTGCCGCCAAGATCAGCCGAAACCGCCTGATAATCGGTTGCGTTCAGAAGAAGCCGCCCTTGGCTGTTGCTGATGCCGCGTTGGATCATGGAAGTTTCAGCCGACTGGCCAAGGTTCCATGTGAAAGAGCCGGTAGCAAGCTTGACGATGGTCGCCCGGTCAACGGCCCGGTTGTAAAGCGTGGTATCAATGGTTGCCGCCAGACGTTGCGCAGCGGCCTCGCCTTGCTTGCGCATGACCTGCTCGTCGCGCATTTCCTTGGCGTCCATCGAATACTTGACGTTCTGCGGGTCTTGGAACACCAGCGGCACGGCACGGCTGATAACGTCCATGTCGGTTTCGCCGGAAATATCCAGCCCCGATACCGTGGATGCGTGGTAATTCTGGCGAACGTACATCACATCGCCGCCGCGCTGGGCGTCGGTAGGGTCAAGCGTCTCCTTGTCGACCATTTTTGACAGGACGGTCATAGCGTCGAATTTCTCGACGAACTCCTCCCACATAATGTCGATAGTCTTCAGTGCAGAGTTAGCCATTTAAGGTTATCCTTTTGCTTTTCGCTTTGCGGCGAAATATTCGGTATAATCACCGCTGGCCTCGGCCTTTTCGCGGAGCTTATCCAGTTGTTTTGATGTACCGGCAACAGCGCCGCCAGATACTGACAGGCGCTTTTCCGGCGCGGGGGGTTTTTTGGTGTTTGACACGTTCAGCTTTCCTTCAAGCCTGACAATTTCCGCAATGAACCGTACAGGGTTTTTGATCCCGGCAAGCCGCGCCGCAAGGTTTGGCTTTGTCCCGAGCGCATAGACGACAAGCTCCGGTCGCTCCGCCGCATCAATCAACATGCCGCGCTGCTGGACGGAAAGAACCTCATCCACAGTCGCCTCTGCATCATCGAAATCAGCCGCGCCGAGGGTTGCCTTGCGGGTGTTATACCCGGTCTGGCGCTCCTCAAATTCGCGCTGCGTTGCTTCCCGCTCGTCCTGCTCTGCCTTCTTCGCAGCGTCGTGGGCTTTCTTCTGGTCTAACCAGACCTCCATGCCCTCTGCGAATTTGGCTTCGTCAAAGTCGAAATCCTCGGCCTTCGGACGCGGGGGAAGTTCTGCGGTTTTCTTCGCCGCGCTTGCCTCTGTCTTTTCACGCTCAAGGGTTTTCGCCCGCTTTTCAGCCTCACGCAATTTCTGGCGCAGCGTACGGATTACCGGGGTTTCAGGCTCCTTTTCCTGCTCCGGTTCGCCGTCGTCGTCTTCGCCTTCAATCGTAAGCGTAAAGCCGGTTCCTTCGTCTTCGTCTTCATCGTGACCCTCAACATCGCCAGCCGGAATTTGCTCAGCAAGTTCTGTTTCGTCGTCTTCGATCATATCAGCCATTGTCAACACCTTCACTCATGCCTTGCTGCGGTGGCATGGGAACCGCCTCTCTCAGCTTCATGGCGGCGTTCAAAGCCGCGTCCCGCTGGTTAATATTGATCCCCGCAAGCGTCTCGGCAGTCCTGGCTTGCGTGTATTCTGTATCCGCAACCGCCTTGGCCGTATCGGCTTGGGCCTTGATCGCGTTAGCCTTGGACTTCTCAGCCTCGGCCATAAGGTAAAGCTCTTGCGCCCCAGGCTCTGGCGTCTGCACTTGCGCGGCTTCCTCTTTGTCGTTGTCTGTCGGCTCCTCAACGCCCATCTGAACAAGCGCCTTGCGGAAGTATTCGCGCAGACCGCCGATCCCCTCACCCTCGAGATTGCGCCCGATGGTTGCGAGGATGACTTTCTGATCTGACGGGTCAGCGACAAGCGGCAACATGCTGCCAAGCGTCCGCACAGTCGCAGACCGCGCCGAAGATGAAGTTGCACCAACGTCAACTGCCACTTCAAACCGGGCTTCCGCCATGTCGTTCTTTGCGACCATGCCTAGCTTACTGTCGACTGCCTGAGTGTTGATCCGATCCCATTCCACCTGGTCCTGATCGTCTACGACCTTAACGCGGCGGTTCTTTTCGACGTACACATCCCGCGCCATTGCCAGCCAAATTGCGCCGCAGCGCTTCATGGATTTTGCAAAGTTCGACATGTACAGGTAGACCTGCCGATCAAGCCGGGTCTGCACCAGTTCAATCGCCTTACCGGACACGTTGGCGCTATACTCGTCGCCCTGATCCTGATTGCCCAGAATGTCCGCCGTGTATTGGTCTGATACCTGCAACAGCGCCGCCAGTGCCTGCGGAACCTGGGGGGCCGTTTTCATGCCAACCGGCCCGGCCGCGACAGGGTTGCCGCTTGCATCAGTCACCGGGTTAATCAACAGATAGGCGTAGTTCTGTACGCTGTCATCCTGCCAATAAAGTTCGTTGCCCGCCATTTGCTCGGGCAGGAAAATCGGCTTGTCAACTCCGCCACTGGCGCTAATCGACGCCAGCATAGAAAGCTGCATGTTTTTAAGCCGCTGCATGTCCTTGGCTTTGCGGACCATACCCATC